CTACAATTACTTTCACCATCGTCATACCATCTATTTATGATATCAAGAATGGCTAGGTGGATTTGCTCGTTTTCACTACCATCAAAATGACTATAATCGCCTGCACCAACTTTAGTTTCACCAAAGTTATTCTGACTCATAAGCTTTTGTGCTATAGTATTCCATTCCAAGGAGTAAGGGTTCACACCTACTCCGCAATGATTATCAATGCGATTCTTTTGCATCCAAGCCAAAAAAGACCCGAAATATTTCAAAAAGAGCAAATGATAATAAAATTCACATGCTGAGAACAATCTAGTTTTGCCAGCTAAAATTTTTTCGAGTGCTCGTCTCTCATCTTTAAGACAATCGATATACACCCAAAAAGGTCTCTGGTCCAATTTATACATATTTTCATATTTCTCAAGTTCTACCACAATATCTGCGACAGTTTTATCTTTAAGTTCTGGAATATGTTTGTTCTCATTCAAAAGTTTCTTAAGATCAACATCTTCAAATTTTAATTTGAAACCAGACGAAGATTTTGTTTTTACACCATTTACGTCACAATCGGTTTCAATTCCAAACAAACACTCATCCCAATTAAACAAACGTTTTTCTACATCATACTTACTGTTTGCTTTCAAGAAAGCAAAATAAGCATCAGTAGTTTGAGTTAATTGAGAATAAGGAATAAACTTCTTACTATATATATACTTGTTTTTCGCTAAATCCATAGGATCTACAAATACACCGTGTCTCGTAAAAGGTTTCAATCGACTAGGAGCTGTTAAAGGTTTAAATTTGTAAGCACCATGTATTTGACTTTTAACTATAGAAGTTTGAGTTCCTTGCGTTATCTGTTTTAATGGCACACCCAGTTTTATAAATTGCGTGTGCTTTATTGGCCCAGATTGGGGTATGACATTTTCCATCTCTTGTACGTCTACTTGCTCAGGCATAACAGACAGTAAACTATCTATTTCTTCACGAGTAAACGAAGCTGAATATCCTGTTCCATGTGCAGCATTACCAGCCACATGTATACCAAAAATCTTATGACGTGGAATTTGAGGATTCAATATAAAAAATACTGAACCACAGCTTCCTTGAATACAATTACCATAGTAACTATACGCAGATCTAACAACATAAGGATCTAAGGTATCAGTACCACAAACAGCAACCTGATCAGTTGCTGTAGCAATACCACGCAGCTCATGACCACTAGCGTTCATAAGAACAAATGGAATGTTCTTTTCAAAGCGTTCCAGTTCTTTTGACACACCAATATAATCCAAAATATTTCTCTTCTCGTTCATTTGTTTTGGAAATTCAACCAAACACAAGTCATTAGAAGCGAAAACATTATTTACATCATGGCCCATAATGACATCTCCAACTGTACATACCAGTTCAACATCTCTATAGTCATCACTTTCAACATTTGATTTCTTCAATTTTACTGTCCTCTCCTTAATAGAGGGGTCAATTTCTAATGCATATAGCATTTGGTTGATAAAGTGATAAGGCATAATAGCAATGCGTCCTTTCACAAAAAGAACATTACCTA